ATCGCCAGCAGGCCGTCGCGCCGAAGCCGGTCGATCCCAAGCCGGTCGATCCCAAGCCGCGGACGGACGTGACGCCTGTCGATCCGGAAGCGAAGGCCGCGATCCACAACGCGCTGCAGATGCTCGCAGGCGTGTGCGACGGAGCGACAACGCGAGATGATATGGGATTCGACGGACGCGACACGCGGTTCGGGAAGTCGCTGGCCAATGCGGATAGCCTGTCGGACAAGCAGGCGCGCTATGGCGCGAAGATGGTGCGGAAGTACCACCGCCAACTCCCGCCGGAGGTGGTGGATGTCGCGAAGCAGGTTCTGGCTGCTTAGGTGCAGTCACTCGCAAGAGAGGTGCGGAAACGGTAGAATCAAGGTGGACATCATGGGTCACACGAAAACAGATTTGACGGTATATCGGACAGGCAAGATTCGCCTGCCAGCGGATTTCCAGGCACGAGAGGTCGTCGTGGAGTTCCGCCAACCGGATATCCTTGTGATTCGGATTGCGCGCGATGGGGAGATCGGATTGACTCCGCAACTCCCGCGTTTCGGCAAGTCCGCCCATATTGCACCGCTCCGCGCATTCAAGCGACTCGGTATCGATCCCAAACGCGTGGCTGGGGATTACGTCCCCATCCGCAGGGACGATGTGTTGGAAGTCAGATTGAAATCGGAGGACGACGGAGATGGACGCGATAGTGTATGACACCGCCACAGGCGAGTGGTCTGGAGAGCTTCCGCCCGGGTGCGATACCCGTGTGCAGTGGCTCGATAAAGGCAAGTGGGTTCCGGAGAAGGGACTCGACACCCGAGAGAGGGATGATGGATTACGAGTGCTCTCCCGCGCGATTCGCAGGGGGCCTCTGAAGTACGACAAGTATCGGCTGGTCCAATCGGGGCGGAGCGGGATCGTAACGAAGTCTCGCAAGCGCCGCGCGGCACCTCCCGACACAAGCGAGGGAAGCAACATGAACAATCCATTCAGGGCCGGCACCGACCGCGCCAAGGTTTTCGACATCCTGCGAGACGGCAAGCCGCGAACGCAGAAGGAGGTCGATGCAGAGTACGGCGAGCCCGTACACCGCTCCGCGATGTGGGGCATCCACATGGCTGGCGAGAAGAACGGCTACAAACTGGTCCGCGGCGAGAAGCGCAAGATGTGGATCGAGTTCGAGGACGGTTCGCAGGCATCCGCCGCTGCGGAGGACGAGGCGCCTCCGGAGAAGGCCGCGCCCGCCGACGATTCGCCCAAGCCTGCCAAGAAGGGCGAGGAGAAGAAGGCCAAGCCCGCGAAGGCCGCCAAGCCGAAGAAGGCCAAGAAGGCCAAGAAGGAGCCCGAGGTTGAGGCCAAGCCAGCGAAGCCGAAGAAGGCCAAGAAGGCGAAGCCTGCCAAGAAGGGCAAGCCGAAGAAGGCCAAGAAGGCCAAGAAGAAATCTGACCGCGTCCGGCTGTAAACCATGCCCGAGACGGTCGCAGCGATCATACGCAATCGCCAGGTGGTGCTGAAGCGCCCTTTCCCTAACGAGGAACTGCGTGATTTCTGGTCGTTCCGGCCGTCCGGGTATCGGTTCATGCCGAAGTACGCCAGCGGCTTGTGGGACGGATACATCCGCCTGCTGCGGCGAGGCAAACTGCCGCTCGGCCTGTTCATGGCGACATACGAGCAGGCCGAGCGCGATTTCGATATCCGGTTCTGCATCGAGTGGGACGACTCGGATCCTATCGAGTTCCGCCACGTATCCACGTCTGACAGGGAATACCAGGTCGAGTGCGTCCAGGCGATGAAGGATGCGTCGGGCGCTGGCGGCGGCATCATCTGGGCTGCGACGGGAGTCGGAAAGACTAGGATGGCTGCGATGTTCTGCCAAGACGCGCTGTGCAAGATCTGCTTCGTCGTCGACGAGTTGACGCTGATGGATCAGGCGATCAAGGCTATCGGGGACGTCACAGGAGAGCGCATCGGTCAGATCGGCGATACGGTTTTCGATCCCGCGCGCGTGACCGTCACGATGATCCAGTCGCTGGACAAGCACCGCAATCGGAAGGAGTTCCGGGAGTGGTCCGAATCCGTTAGCGCCGCGATCATCGATGAGATGCACACGGCGATCAACGACCGCCAGGTCCGCGTCCTCGACGAGATGCGGAATCTGAAGGCGATCTATGGATTGACAGCGACGCTCAACATGGATGACGATGGTGCGCGATTGCAGGGATTTGCGCTGGCTGGCCCTGTGATATACCGGATTAATCTGCAGGACGCCACAAAGCAGCGATATCTGACTCGCGGATCCGTGATCCAGATAGGGTATACTGCTCTTCGGCCCGCAGTCCCCGCCAAGGATTATTGGAGCGAATACCGTTCTGAAATTTCGGACAACCCGTACCGGAATGCCCTGATCGAGGATGTGGTCCGAGCGGCGCTGGCGATGGATCGCGCCGTGGTGGTACTGGTGACGAGAGTGGATCATCTGGCGGAGTTGCAGAGGCGTCTGCAGGACGTGCCGCTGGCGATTGTCAAGGGCGATGTGAANGGCGATGACCGNATCGCCGCGCGAGACAGATTCGAGGCGGGCGAGTATAACCTGATCCTNACGAATCGAGTCTTCGCCAAGGGCGTGGATATCAAGCGCGTGGATCTCATAGTGGACGCGACCGCCGGCAAGTCCGAGCAGGAATGCGTTCAGAGGTTTGGGCGAGGGGTCCGGTTGTACGGATCCAAGAGAGCACTGGTGCATGTGGATGTCGGCGATCGCCGCGGCAGGTTTGGCAGGAATGCCGACCGGAGATATGCCGCGTACAGCAAGGCCGGCATTCCCGCGTTCCGACTGGAATGGAGAGTCGGGATGCGGATGGATAAAGTCCTGCAAAGGGCTGCGGAGTTGGCGGAGGCCGCTCCAGAGGAGACTACCGATGAGCGACGCGGAGATTGAGCGCCTGATACAGGGTGTGGATCGATTGGTTTGGCAGTTGGCGTACAAGATGTGGCCCACGCTGCCGGATCACGCCAAGATATGGATGGACGTGGAGGATCTCTACGCGGAGGGCATGGTGCAACTCTGCAAGAAGGCGCCGACGTGGGATTCGAAGCGCTCGAAGTTCACCACGTTCACGCACACCGTCGTCTGGAGCCATCTGTACAAGGTGCGGATGAAATTCTACGCGAAGAAGCGCGATCCGGGCGCCGGCGCCTTTGTGGATCTCGAGGACGCCGATCTGTATGTGAGGCCGGCGTACAATGCAGATGATCCCGTGATCGTCGACGCCGTCATCGCAGAGTGGTTCGGCAGTGCCTCGTAAATATGACTTGGACGAGTTCGCGGCCAGTCAGCGCGTGATCCTTGATCAGTGCCGCCAGTCGGCTGCGGACGCCGTGCAGCGAGCAATGGCATGCGCAGGTGTCAAGCATTGGCAGTCCGGACAGACGGATCGCTATTTGATCTGGCAGCAGTGGGCGCGCTCGCTGGGCGTGGGGACGGAAGAGGTCGTGTTCTGCACGGTTAGCCACTATCGAAAGAAGTGCGGCCTGAAAGGGCCTAATCTCGGCATGGCGATAGCGTCGCTGACGGGCGAGAAGGCGCGCGAGGTGGTATTCAAGGCGATTGGATTTCGGAGCAGATCCACAGCCAGACTCGTCGGCCACGCGCCGGATCTGGAGGCGTATCGGAAGTTCACCAAGGGATCTCGCTGGAAGCAGGGATCCGACCGTGCCTGGCGAGGCGGTACAGTATGGTCCGGAAGGCCGGTGCGTATCGCCCGCCGCAGGGAGCAAGATGCTGTCCAGCGCGAGTGGGGCTATAAGCATACAGGCCGAGTCGCAGGAGTGATGTGATCCGTGGAGAAACGGGACAGCCCATTCTACGAGCAGGAACTTAGGTCCGAAATATTGGGGATGATCCTGTTCGACCGCCAATTCTTGAGGCGATGCGGCGATAGGGTCAAGCCCGCGGATTTCGAATCCGGCCAATCCGGCGGCTACGCCACAGCGCTGGCATCCATCGGCCTCGATTACTGGCGCAAGAATCGAGTGCCGGTCTCGAACTCCTTGGGCCGCGAGTTGACCAAGTGGTGCAGGGACGCCGGCCTCGGCGCGGATCGCCGCAAGGAGTTGGCCAAGATCGTCCGCCGCCTGCGGAAACGATACGAGCCGGATCGATCAACTGTGGTGCAGGGCGAGGTGCGCGAATTCCAGCAGCGCGTCATCCGCGCACACGGTATCCGCGAGTTGGCTTCGCTGGAGAGCGCCGGAGAGTTGACGGATGATCACTGGATGGAGATCACGCGCAAGGTTCTGGCAGATCGCGATCGGGACTCCGTGCATGATTGGCTAGAGGGCCTGGCGGGACGCCATGTGCGCAGGATCACAGCGGAGCATGCGCGAGTCCCGATGACGCTGATCGAGCCGCTCGACAATCTGGTGCAGCCAATCGGTCGCGGCGATCTGGGCCTGGCGCTGGCGCCATACAAGCGAGGCAAGTCCCTATTCTTGATCTGGCTGGCTGTGGTTTACGCATTCCAAGGACTGAACGTGCTGTTCGCCACTCTGGAGGATCCGCTGGATATGGTCGAGGATCGCATCGACGCATGCGTGTCGGGCGTCCGCGTGAATTTCCTAGGGGAGAATGCCAGGAAGGTGCGCCGGCGCGTGAAGCAATGGGGCACCATGCTGCGGACGCGTATCCGGATCTACGATGGCACCGAGGGCGGAACCACGGTCCAGACCATCGAGGCCGCGTGGGAGCGCGAGCGCGCGGATGGATTCGACGCAGACGTGGTGATCGTCGATTACGATGACGAGATCGCGCCGTCGAAGCGCATGGATAGCCGGCGATTCGAGTTCGCCGAGATCTATCGACAACTGCGCCAGTTCGCATCTCGCGCAGCCGTGGTCCTATGGACTGCCGCGCAGGCCACCCGCGAGGCGGAGAGCAAGGATCTTATCGAGGGCAAGGACGCCGCCGAGGATATTTCAAAGATTCGTAAAGCTACTCTGTCGATCGGTATCGGATCTTGCTCCAAGTGGAATGGGGAGCAGGGTTTGGGCGGAGATGCGAAGACCTTGCACGTGATTACGCACAAATTCGATAGATCCAGAGTTTGGTGCAGAATCTGGTCCGATCCGTCCAAGGGTCTATTTTATGACGCCGACAAAACTTTGGAGTGGCTCTCTGACTCTTCGAGCGACGATGAGGACTGATCGAGCGCGATCCTAAAACCGCGCTCGATGTCCCTGCCATGCACGGCCAGACCGCGCCAAACCCTGCCATACCACGCCTCGCCGCGCCTCGTATTCCTTGCCTTGCCGGGCCATGCCCTGCCGCACCCAGCCGTGCCATGCCCAACCTGGCCTGGCCCCGCCCCGTATTCCCTGCCTCGCCTCGACATGCCACGCGTCACCTCGCCTTGCCACGCGGAACCTAGCCAAGCCCGAAATCTAGCCGAGCGCCTTCACGGAGACGGCCTCGAACCTGCCGAAGTTGCCATTGCACGTCGGCCGCCAGTCGCCGAGGCCGACTCGCCGCCCGCCGATATCGAGCCATCCGATGATGTGCTCTTCTTCGACCAGCTCGTCGTCGACGTCGAGGACGAACGTGCAGCCCCATTCGTTGAACCGCGGCCGCGTCCGCATGGTGCGGGCCTGGCCGACCTTGACGTCGACCGTGAATTGCACCTTCGGATTGTTGGCCAACTCGTGCGGGGTGACGCCGAGCGTCTTGTCGTACTCCAGAGCGCCGACGGATTCGACCACGACGCCTTCGCGGACGAGCGGGCCTTCCTTCCGCTTCTTGGCGGCTTGGTTCAGGAGCGCCTTGATCGCTCCCGCAGGGATTCGCGGCGTTCCGCGCTCGTCGAGCCAGAGAGCGAGTTCGCACTCGGCGGCTTTGATGGCGCGGCGCTCCGTTTCCGTCTTGACTCCGCGCTTCTTGACGAGAGCGCCGAGTTGGATCTTGAGGGGATCGTCGTCATCCATTCCTCGCGTTGAGTGGACGAGGAGGGGCGAAATTCCCTTGATGGAGATTTCGTATCGCATGGTGGTTTCACCTTCTGCACCGCCGCCAGCCAATCGAACAAGGATCCGCCGGCGGTTGCGAATTTCCTCATGTCGGTGACGAATCCGTGGCATGTCGCGCACAGCAGAATCGCGTCGCACGCCTGGATCACAGGACGTCCGTCGCAGCCATTGCCGCATCCGCAGGGATACGTACGCATTACGTGTTCCGGGACATCCGGCAATTCGATTCCCGCAGAGTGGTGGAATTCGAATGCTGTGCCCGGATCATTCCGACCGCAGAACCTGCAGTGCGCTCCGGCCTTGACAGCCTCGCGGCGCAGCCGCTGGAACTCCGGCCCGTACGCGCAGTCTCGGTACAATCTGTTAGAGCGAGACGCGCTGTGCCTATCCGTCACACTGACATTATACCGTATTTTTGGTCGGTATATGCAGTCGTCGTACTAAAATACGAGGCGAGGCTGGTTATGGCATGGTTGGTCTGGGCTCTGCAAGGCGTGGTTCGGCAGGGAATACGCGGCTTGGCTGGGCGTGGCTCGGCAGGGCGCGGCAAGGCGGGGCAAGGTAGGGCGCGGTTTGGCAGGGAATACGGGGCAAGGTTGGCCGTGGCTGCGCAAGGCTCGGTCGGGCAAGGCGCGGCCTGGTGAGGCGAAGTCTGGCAAGGCACGGCAGGGAATCATGAACGCCAGAGTTAACGCCGTTTTGGTGCAGTTGCGTCGGAGGGGTTTGGATTGCAAGCACGCGGGCGGATACGAGATTACGCTGAATTGCCCATTCTGCGTCGGTCGCGGGACGACTCAAGATACTCGCTATCGACTGGGGATCAATGTCAGATATAATCTGTGCCATTGCTTCAATTGCCACTTCAAATCTCGCGACGCCTTGCGAGATCTCAAGGTCACGCTAATCCACGACTTCCCGGAGGAGCCCGCGGAGCCGAAGAAGCCCGAGCGCGAACTGCCGGAGGATTACGAACCCTTGAACGGGCCGAAAGGCGCCCATTGGCAGAAGGTTGCGTGGAGGTATCTCGTGAAGCGGCGATTGGCGCCGCGCCAGATACGCAGGCATGAGATCGGTATCAGTTTGGTCGGCAGGGCGCACCACCGCGTGATCTTTCCTATCTACGGTAATCGCAAGTTGCGCGGATGGAGCGGAAGGTCAATTGTGGAGGCGACGCCCAAGTGGTTGCACTCGCACGGCATGGAGCATGCGTACTCGATCTGCAAGATGTCCGATGCCGGTCGCGTCGTGGTGGTGACGGAGGGAATTTTCGATTCCCTGGCAGTGGCGCGAGCCACGAAGTATCGCACGCCGTCCGTCGCCCTGATGGGGACGCGCCTGACCGTCCAGAAATACAAGGCGATCGCGGACTATCGCAAGGTCGTGCTGTGGCTCGATCCAGACGAGGCGGGCATGTCCGCGATGTCCAAGATCGGCGCGGATCTGGCAGACCGCGGGCACGCAGTGACGTTCGTCGTGTCGGACGAGGACGCAGGCGATTTGAAGCAGTCAGAGATCCACAGAGCGTTGATGACCGCCAAGCCGTGGACCGCCGCCGCGCAGAATCTCTGGTTGAGCGGTGCGAGGGATTGAGATGGTGCGATGCAATGTCGCCGGCGTCACGTTTGATGGTCGGCAGAAGATGCTGAAGTCGTTGAGGCGAGGATCGATGCAGTCCGCGAAACTTGTCAGAGAGCCGGACAATCCGTATGATCCCAATGCGGTCCGTGTGGTTTTATCGGGCGAGCATATCGGCTACGTTCCGAAGTCGGTGGCGGAACATCTAGCACCCGCTATGGATGGTGGCGAGCGGGTGCGTATCGTCAATACCGAGATCGGAAAGTTTCAGGGCGTCTGGTATGCGGCACTGGTGATTGCGGGAGAGGCGGATTGTGATGATTCTGATTGACGGTAACAATTTTGCGTGGCGAGGCCACCATTCCGCGCCCGATCTCGAGGATGGCAATGGGATGCGGACCGGCGCCCTGCACGTCGGCCTGATGATGCTGGCGCATCTGGCGAGCAGGGTCGAGCGCCAGAGGATGATCGTCCTGTGGGATGGATGGAATTACTGGCGTAAGGATTTCATGCCGGAGTACAAGGCGCATCGATCCGTGACGGACGAGCAGCGCGAACTCCGCGAGTCCGTGCGAACGCAGATCGGCATATTTCGCAGCGTCCTGGTGCAGATCGGCGTGGCGCAGGCTGCGCATCCAGCATTAGAGGCGGATGACCTAGCCGGCATAATCTCGCAACGCGTCGGGGACGGCGAGGAAGTTCTGCTGGCATCGTCGGACAAGGATTGGTTTCAGTTGCTCGGCGACGGTATCACGCAAGTGCGCAAATGGAGCGCCACAGAGTGGGACGAGTGGGACGCAAGCCGTGTGATTGCGGAGTTCGGCGTCCCGCCTGGCAGGTGGGCGGAGTTCCTCGCGCTGACCGGCGATAAGGTCGACAATATCCCGAAGGTTCGAAAGGGCGTAGGTCCGGTGTCTGCTCGCAAATTGCTGATGGGTGATTCTGGATTGGACGTGCATCTCACGCAGGAGGAGTTGTTCGCGTTTAAGGAGAATCTGCGCGTGACGGAATTACTGCGGGAAATGCCGTACGGCGATAGCCTGCGAGAAACCATGGTCGTTCCGTCATTGGATGATGAGGATACTCGGTGGGAGAGATTGACTCGGATCTTGGATGCGCATCAGTTGGATGCCGTTAAATTGGCGAGGCGAGAGTTGTGGGATCTCGGGAAGTGGCGGTAACTATCCCGTGCGCGATCTGCGGCAAGTGCTACGGACTGAAGCGGGTAGGATACGAGTGGATCGCGTCGACGGGAGTGTGTCTGCCATGCTATCGGATCGGCGCGAAGATGCCGGATACGCAATGGTGTTTCGCCTCGGAGAGTGTGTATGATCCGCACGATCCGATCTGCGCCAAGAAGTGCCCGGATCGGAAGGTTTGCAGAGATGTCCTGAAAGGACGCATCGTTCTGGAGGAGTGATGAAAGTCGAAATGCCGGATTCCGCGAAAGAGGAATCGAAGCCCAAGCGCGGAAAGCGCACAGCGCCCAAGACCGCCGCCAAGACCTCGGCGCCGAAGGCCAAACGCCAGACCGCCCCGAAGATCCCGGGAGACAAACTCAAGCGAGCGATCAATCTGTTGTCGCTGGCGCCCGCGGAGCAGGGCAATTCATCGTCGATGTATGTTGGCATGCAGAGCGCCGATGGCTGCTTGAAGCTGTCGCTGTCGTCGATCATCTCCGTCGAGGTCAAGGTCGACTGCGACCTGAAGATTCCGGAGAATCGAGCGGTGGATAGGCGATTGCTATTCCCGTTCGTCCTGCAGGGCGGCGACACAGGCTACACGCTGAAGATCACCGACGAGAATCTCGTCATCCAGCAGGGCCGGCGCAAGGCGTCGATTCTCACCACGCCGGCGGAGTGGGGATACGGTGATTGGGAATCAGCGGCCGCGGATAGCCGCCGCGTATCCCTGCCGGACGCCGTCGCGGATATCTTGCGCGCTGGCAAACTCTGCGCATCGACGGATTCTGCCGTCCCCAAACTGAACGTGATCCACGCCGAGTACAACGACGTCGCCAGCGGACCTCTCACGGCGATGGCGTGCAACGATCTCGTTCTCGGCTTCGCGGAGATCGGCGCTCCGCAGGATGGCGGTGAGGCCAAGGCGGAGGAGAAGCCGAAGAAGGCGAAGAAGACCAAGAAGCCGAAGAAGGCGAAGAAGGCGTCCTCGAACCTTCTGAAACTTCTGTTCCCGATCGGTGTGGTGGATTCTCTGATCAAGGAGAAGGTCGGCGAGATCTTGGTCAGCGGCCAGGTGATGGGATTCGAGACGGAGGAGGCGCGCGTGTGGGCGCAATCGCCGGAGGAGGCGTGGTCTGTATTCCCGAAGGAGCAGATGGAGGGCCTGCTGGCGTCCGCAGGCGATGCGGCGACGGTACTGGCCTGCGCATCCAAGGATCTGTCGGAGATCTGCTCGGGATTCGCCAAGTACCTCGGCAACGTGCCGTCAGCAGAGTGGGATCTGGAGATCCGCATCGAGAATAAGAAGGCGCGCGTCCGCGCCGTCACCTCCGCAGGCGAGTTCAGCGATGATCTCAAGGCGGAGGCCGATGCGGATGCGATGGTCACGGTGAATCTGGCACTGATGTCGCCCATCGTGGACTTCTTCGCGGATCACGAGGAGCGGGTGCAGATCGCCGCGACGGACGCGCTCTGCGTGCTGTCGGCGGGGAACTACAGATTCCTGTTGTCGCGGAAGGCGAGTTGAGTGTCGCTGCTAGGGATCAGCGAGCCTAGTGATAAGCCGCGCGGGCGCCGCTCGAAGAACAAGATCGGCGGACCGCGCGGCTGCGAGTACTGCCCGCTCGATGGCGTGAAGGGAATCCGCAAGATCAAGGGCAAGGTCAAGGGTCGCGATATATTCGTCTGGGCGCAATCGCCGGGCAGGGACGAGAACGAGATTGGCAAGGAGTTGATCGGGCGTGCAGGCCGCTGGTTCTGGAAGGAGATGAAGCGCGCGGGCATCTCGCGCAAGCAGTGTGACGTCCAAAATATCGTCAGATGCCTGCCAGCGGATCGCAAGGGCGGTCAGTTGCGAATGCGGGATCCGTCGCCGGAGGAGGTGCATTGCTGCTCGCTATACAGCGACCGCGCGCGTCTCAAGAGCAAGGCTCGCGTGTGGCTGGTACTCGGCAAGTACGCCAAGGAGCAGTTGTTCGGCAAGGTCACCGGCGGATCCATATTCTTCGAGGGCGATACGCAGGTATTCCTGCTCGACCACCCAGCGTTCTTCTTGCGCGGAGCGCCTCCGGAGCGCCTGGAGCGATTCCGCGAGATGCTGGCACTGGCCAAGAGTTCGATTGATCGCGAGGGCTCGCCCAAGTTTGGATTTCTCAAGGACATGCAGATCCGCCTGATCGGGACAAAGGCGGAGGCGTTTGGGGCCGTCCGGGACATTTTGGAGATGGCCGGCGAGACAGGCTATATCGCTGTCGACGAGGAGGATGACAAGGTCGGCGGGAAGCGCGTTACGCTATGTGTCGGATTCTGCCCGAAGCCCGGATACGTCTGGGTCTTCCTGCTGGATCATCCGGGAAACGACGCCTCGGAGGAGGATCGCGAAGCGGTGCGCGGAGGAATCCGCCAATTGCTCGATACGGAGTACGTCAAGGCGATGCATCACGGCGTCTATGATGACGACCGGTTCGAGGCGGAGTTAGGCGTCCGAGCGCGGAATTTCCTGCACGACACGGAGTTCAGTTCGTTCATCGCCGATCCGGGACAGCAGTCGTATTCGCTGATGAACGTGGTGGCGCGGAAACTCCCGCAGTTCGCGGGATACAAGGATCTGACGCTACCGGAGGCTGTCCCTCGCGGCATGTCCGTGGAGCAGGGACGGAAGTCCGGCGAGTTCCATTTAGCGCGAGTGCCCATGGCGCGCATGTGTGCGTATAACGCTTGCGACTGTCACGTCACCGCGGAACTCAAGGAGCGTATCAACGCCGTCGCGCCTGAGAATCTTGTCCGTGTGTATACCGAGGCGTCGTTCGTATTCGAGCGCATGAGGAAGTTCGGCCCGCTATTGGATTTCGATCAGACATCCAAGGTCGAGCGGTTGTTCCCGGTTCGCCAGGCTCGACTGCTGCGGAAACTTCAGAAGATGGCGTACAATCCGGATTTCAATCCGAATGCATCGCAGCAGGTCAAGCGCCTGGTATACGATGTCTGGAAGATCCCGCCGATCGACAAGAAGAAGAACACTCGGAAACTCACGCTCGAGATCATGCTTGATCGCGAGCCGCATGATGGCCTGCGCCTGCTGATCGATTATCGCGATGCGAAGACCAGAGCGGACAGGGTAATGGCGTTTCGGCGATCCGCAGAGGCGAATGACGGCAGGGTTACGACGTTCTGGCGATTGACAGGGACGCGGACTGGGCGCATGTCGTCCGGAGGGAAGGATCGCCCGGATCAGGGCAATCTAGGCAATTTGCAGAATATCCCATCCGACACGCACGTCAAGAATATGCTGGTCTCCGCACTGGACTGGCGGTCCTTCGCGGATCACGCCGTCAAGAAAGGCACCGCCTCCGCGCTGAAGAAATTCGGCGATATGGAGGTGTTCATCGCGCGGGACTACTCGCAGATGGAGTTGCGCATCCTGGCGCAGATGACAGGCGAGAAGCCGATGATCAAGATGTTCAATTCCGGCAAAGACATCCACGCAGGCATCGGTAGCGAGTGGAGCAATTGGGATTTCACGACCATCCAGACGGATAGCAAGATCCGCAGGATCGTCAAGGGCATGCACTTCGGGATCATCTACGGCTTGAGCGCGGCCAGCCTGCGCAATACGCTGATTGCGCAGGGCGTCGATATTGAATTGGAGACTGCCGAGGAGTACATGAAGCAGTACTGGGCGAGGTTCAAGGCCGCCTCGCGCTATCGCGACGATATGCCAAAGACGGCCAAGAACCTCGGCTACGTCGAGAATCTGTTCGGCTTCCGGACGCCCATAGATTCCACGGACAAGCGCTCCTCTGGCGTGCAGTGGGAGAACCAGGCAGTCAATGCGCCCATCCAAGGTGCCGCGCATCAAGTGCTGCTGTGCGCGGTTTCCCTGCTGCAGAGGCATCCGGAGCGGTATCGCCAGATCCGTCCGCAGATGGAGATCCATGATTCGCTGATTGCAGTGACCAAACTGCGCGATGTGGAGGAAGCCATCGACAGCAGCAGGTTGTTGCTGGAGGACGACGCCCGCTCCATGACAGCCGAGGAATTCGGCATCGATTGGAAGGTGCCTCTGAAGACCGATGCGCAGATCGGATTCCGATACGGCGGCATGGTCGAGTGGACAGGCGATATCGAATCGACCATGCGCGAGGTCGTGCGCGGCGCCATCAAGGACGACCGCGAGTTGGATGGCGAGTTGGCGGATGTCTGATTCGGTGCATCGGTACCATACGGAGGGAGGGAAATCCTAATGGCCAAGAAGAACAAGAAGAACAAGAGCGAGAAGTCCCGCGTGGAGGTTCTGATCGACGCGCTGGAATACACGCACGAGGGCCTGGCAGACGCGATGCTCCAGCAGCCTCAGCTGTTTCTGCAGGCTGGCGAGTACCACGTCGAGAAGATGGGCGCTCGTGCCTCTGCGGAGGCCGAACTCAAGGATGACGAGGCCGTGGCCGCGCAGCGGTGCAGGGAAGAGGCCGATGACGCCGGCCGCAAGGTCACCGTCCAGGCCGTGAACGAGTACGTGGATTCCGACGACGACGTCCGCAGATCGCGCAAGGCGGTTCTGCTGGCCAAGGAGGAGGAACTCTACGCGAAGTACCTCGTCGACTCCTATGCGCAGCGTTCGTCGATGCTCCGCGCTCGCGTCCAGTTGGTCGGCGCGGAAGCCGCCAAGGGCAGCGGGTTTGTGCAGGAGGCGCTCAACCGTCTCGGCTTGGATCGGTTGCGTGATGAAGTCCAGGAGAAGTTCTCCGAGTAGGAGCGCGGTGCGATGGATTTGTTTTGGGCAGGATTGGTCGTGGGCGTCGCGATCGGCTGGCTCTCCGTATGGCTGCGAAACTCGGGCATTCGCATGCAGTGGGAGAATCGACTGGCGTTCATGCGCAAGGCGATGCGCGAGCCGGGCCCAGATTCGGACAGGCTAGAGAGTCGGTCCGGCAGCCCGTGGAAGCACTAGGAGGTGCAGAAAATGGCGAAGGCCAAGTATCAAGAGGATTGGCAGGTGGAAGCCGATCGCCGCTATCGCGAGCAGTCGCGGGGCGCCAGATTCAAGCTTCCGGAGGGCGATAACTCCATTCGCGTCCTCCCGCGTCTCAACGACGATGGAGAGTTCGGCGGTGCGCCGTACGAGGAGTATTACGCGCACGGCGAGGTCGGCCCGAACAAGCGGTTCACCAGGTGCGGCAAGGACGTTCGCGGTGATGGATCGTGCTGGCTGTGCGACAAGATCCTGCCCAAACTGCGTGATTCGGATCGCAAGTCCGACCGGACGCGAGCGAAGGCGATGGAGCCCACACTGCAGTTCGTGGTGCAGATCGCCACGTACGACGATGATCGGGGAGAATTCTCCGGTCCGCTGCTGTGGTCTGTGTCGACCGGAGGCGCGAAGGCCTTGGCCACCCGCCTGATGGGCGTTCTGCGCAAAGGGCCGCGATTCTTCCACCTGAAGAAGGGCTACAACATCAACATTGATCGGACTGGCACCGGATTCAAGGACACGTCCTACGGATCGCCGATTCCGGATCACGAGCCGAGCGCCGTCCCGAAGTCGATCTCCAAGAAGATCAAGAAGTTCTCGGACGTGGTCCGCGATTACGATCGGGACTACATGGAGGCGGCCTTCCGCGGCACAGAGGACGAGGAGAACGAGGATCGCGAGACCAGGCGGAAGGATTCCGGCCGGAAGCGGAGCAAGGACAAGGGCGGCAAGAAGGATAAGGCCCGTAAGGCTGCCAAGCCCGCCAAGGAGTCCTCGAAGCCGAAGAAGGCGAAGGCCAAGGCCGCCAAGCCCGCGAAGAAGGAGAAGGCCAAGAAGAAATCCGAGGCAGAGGCCAAACCGCCGAAGAAGGCCAAGGAGAAGAAGGCGAAGGCGGAGAAACCCGCCAAGTCCAAGAAGGCCAAGGAGCCTGACCCCGCGCCGAGCAAGAAGCCGAAGAAGGCCGGCTACACCTCGCCGGAATTCGAGGATCTCTATAAGGACAGCGAGAAGAAGCAGGCCGACTGATGGCGAAGCGCGCCCAGAAGAAGAAGATCATATCGCCGTCGGAGGATGTCGCCGCGGTGCGCAAGAAACTGCGGCACTACACCATCGACGCGGTGCCGCAGCGCTGGCTCGACACGGGATCGGAGAATCTGAATGCCGTGCTCGGGTCGGCGTCCAAGGGCTTGCCGTACGGCAAGATCCTCGAGATCTTCGGGCCTGCCAGTCACGGCAAGACGATGCTCGCGCTGTTCCTCACGGCGATCGCGCAGAAGCAGGGCGCGCATATCATCTGGATCGACTTCGAGAATTCGTTCGATCCGCTGTGGGTGTCGCAACAGGGATTGGATCCAGAGATCGTATACGTCCTACGGCCGCAGATGGGACGATTCAAGAAGAAAACGGGCGGGATTCGCATCCAGTCCGCAGAGGAGTTATTCCGCGAGGCGGAGGAGTTGGTCAAGATTCTCCGCGCCAGGGACGCGGATCGCCCAATCGCGATGGCTGTCGATTCCGTCGCCGCGATCCCGACCGGCGAGACCTTGGAAGCGGGCTTCGATGGTCAGAATATGCGGACCAAACTGTCGCTGGCAGCATTCCTGAGCAATTTCCTAGTCTCTTGGACGCCGTTCTCGTTCAGCAACGACGTGCTGTCGATCTTCATCAATCAGGTGCGGACGAATCCAGGCCAGTTTTTCGGCAATCCGGAGCGGACGCCGGGCGGCAATGCACTGCCGTTCTACGCCTCGAATCGCGTGCGCGTGAAGCGAGTCAAGGGCGGTAGAGTGCTCAAGCTGGGCCAAGTGATCGGTCTGCGCGGCGTGATCGATAACGTGAAGAACAAGGGCGGCGGCGGCGGCGTGGAGGGCCGGAAGTGTGGATACGCGACCAAGTTCGGCTCCCGCGAGTGGCTGTTCCCGTCGGCCAAGGAAATTCAAGGCGATGCGTACGCCGACTGGGGCAAGTCCGACGAGGGCGAGGGAGATGACGATGAGTGATGCAGTGCAGGAGCGTACCAGAATACTGGCGCTCGAGGCGAGGCCGAGATCTTTCGGCGAGATGGTCGGTGCGGAGAAGATCACGAATGCCGTAGCGGAGTTGGGGACGAAGCCGCCTGCCTATATGTTCATAGGCAACTCTGGATGCGGCAAGACGACGATCTCGCGCATCCTGGCACTCTCGCTGCAGGATGGCAAGGGCGAGTTCGGCAATCCGGATCCCGCGATGTGGGAGCGCTACGGCGATTACGATATCAAGGAGATCAATGCATCCGAGACGCGCGGCGTGGACGATATCGCGGAGATCGTGAGCAGGGCCCACTACGTCCCGCGACCGCCGTCCAAGCGGCGCGTGATCATTCTTGACGAGGCGCAGCGTCTCACGGCGCCCGCGCAGAACCTGTTGCTCAAGCCGTTCGAGGACGCCAGCGCGTCGACCACGGTGTGGATCATCTGCACCACGGATCCGCAGAAGATCATTCCAGCGCTCCGCGGCAGGTGCCAGAAGTTCAAGCTACCAGGTCTGCGCTCCGATGGCGTCCGGACGCTGGTCAAGCGAGTCGGCAAGCCGCAGGGCCTGAAGAAGAAGGCGATGGCGGATCTGTGCGACGAGTTGGCGATGGCTGGCGTGAGCAGCCCGCGGGACGTGGTACAGGCCATCGAGCAATTCGCGGCGCACGGAGATGCAGCGGCAGCGGCTACGCAATCCGCGGTGGGCGGTGATGGCGTCAGCGCGATCGACGCGGCTCGAGCGGTCGTGAATGGCGACTGGAAGAAACTCGGCCCGATGCTCAAGGATTTGGCACAGGACGACACGGATGCGGTCCTGCGCGTCGTGATGGGCTATCTCAAGAGCGTGGTGCTTGGCGGTGCAGGCGGATCCAAGGCGGCGATTGCCTCGTATGGATTGCGCCAGATCTCGCGCATTCTATTTCTGCATGAGCAGGAGAAGACACCAGCGCTGGTCGGCATCCTATACGAGTTGACCACGCGATTCGCAGGCAAGCCCTGGAAGCTTTGATGGCGAGGGCGCACGTACCTCCGTTCCCATACGCGGGCGGGAAGGGTCGGATCGCGGAACACATCTGGCGGAAGTTCGGCAAGCCGGATTTGTATATCGAGCCGTTCGCAGGATCCCTGGCAGTCTTGCTGGCGTGTCCGTCGCCAGCGACCAGAGAGGTGGTGTGCGATCTGGATGGTTTGATCTGCAATTTCTGGCGAGCGCTGCAAGCCGATCCGGAGGCGGTGGCGAACCATGCGGACTATCCGACCATTCACCAGGATCTAACGGCGAGGCATAGGTATCTTGTCCGGTGGGCGCGCGATAACGCCGATCGGCTGTCCGAGGATCCGCGCTATTATGATGCGGAGGCCGCTGGATGGTGGGTTTGGGGAATTAGTATATGGATCGGAAGTGGATGGTGCATTCGGAACTCTCCCGGAGATACGCGCCCGCATGTCGAGCGCAAACCTACGGGTGGCGTAGGAGTGGCGAAACAGCGATTGTCTGTTCCGGACAAACGCCCGTATGTCAGTGATCGTGTATCCGGCGGTAGAGGATCGAGTGCCCAACGCCGAGATGTCGGAGATATACGGCCTCACGTAGGCAGCGGCGCGAGGTTAACAAGCGGCAGAGGCGTCAGCAAGCAGCGATTGTCCGTTCCGGACAAGCGGCCGATAACTTCCGGAGGTTCTGGTGTTCTGAGCGGTGCGGCCGCGAGTCCGCAACGGCGGAATATACCGACCGGGAGATTGGATTCGTGGTTTGCAGCGCTGGCGGATCGATTGGAGAACGTGATCGTTCTGAATCGCGATTGGCGAAGTGCCGTGACGCCGAGTGTTTTGGCAGATACTCCGACTGGGCCTGGCGAGCGCGCCAATCGATGCATCCTTCTGGATCCGCCGTACGTGACAGGGAATCGCAGCGAGTTATACGGATCGGACGTCGATGGATCGAGCGATCAGACAGCTGCCGATTCCTACGAGTGGGCGGTCGAGCACGGCGAGCGATACCGGATCGCCTACTGCTGCCACGAGGGAGACTTCGAGGTGCCAGCGGGGTGGACGACGGACGTGCGCGGATTCGCAGGCCATCGAATCGGGCGAGCTGATAAGACCAAGGATCTCGTGATGTTCTCGCCGAAGTGCGATTCAGGGCCTCGCGGACTGCTCGATTTGTAGGGCGGAAATCCCGATATTCCCAAATAAATTGCACCTTTCACGCCAAATAGCCTTGACGCCTATGGCGGGATAGCATATACTAATACTAGAGGAAACGAGAGATGGCAACCACCAAGACCAAGATGACGTGGAAGCGGATTCACGGACTGCTCAACATGTTCGGCGGCGCGCATCGCGCGTACCTGATGACGGAAGCCGGCAGCGAACTGTGCGGTCCGATGACGACTCGCCAAGTGCGCGAGGACTTCCAGTTCGAGCGCAAGAACCGCATGTACCGGATCCGCCCCGCCCAGATCGAGAAGCGAGACGGACGAGACTTCGTCGTCCGCGCCGCGCGCCTCGAAATGATCATCATGGCAGGCGGCAACCCGAACCGCGGGAACGGCGGCTACGAGATCAGTTAAGGAGCGCCAAATCATGACAACCAGAATGACGCCGAAGACGAACACGCCGATCACTTGGTTTGACAACCGTGAGGACAAGACGTACCAGCCTCGCCACGCATCGATCAACATCATCCGCGATGACGCTGGGTACCAGTTTTGGCAGGAGTCGGCAGAGTTTGACCACTACGATCCCGTTACGTACGAGATCCTCTACGAGGACTACGATTTGTTCGTGGCTCGGATCCTCGAGAAGATCGAGGAGCGCATAGCGGCGCCGGCCGCCAAGAGATACGCGGCAGTCGCCGTGTTTATCAGCGTCAGTTAGGAGGTGACATCGTGATCGACTACAGATTCGACGACGGCGGACGATCCGACGCAGGATTCCAAGGCGGCACAGGCGACTGCTTGGTGCGCGCCATCGCGATCGCGACGGGCCGACCGTACCGCGAGGTCTATAACGAGGTCGCATCCAGGATGAAGGCCGCCGGATATTCGCGCAGCGGGAACGCTCGCACCGCCAAGCACAAGCGCGGCATGCGCAAGCCGAATCTGGTGCAGGAGGATATCATGCGATCCTTCGGATTCGAGAAGGTCAAGCGCTCCGGAACGCGCCTGACGTACAGCGAGGCGCATGCGCAGTACGGAACGTGCATCGTTCGAACCACGCGCCACGTGGCGGCGCTCAAGGATGGCGCCCTGCGGGATACGTTCGACGGTCGCACCTACGAGTTTGGCGCGGAGGGACGCGGCACTGCCGAATCCGGTATCATGCGGACAGAAACGCGCGAGCGCAAGGCCGCGTCGATCTGGATTCGGAAAGGAGGGACGGACATGAGGTGACATCTGATCAGCGGCAAAATCCGCGGCACCTCCGGCGAGAGTCGGAGGTGCTTTCATTCGGTACCATACGGATAGGACGATGAACGCTCTGCTGCTAGCCAGACGTAGACGCCAACAAGGGCGGCCGCCGGCGTCGAGTGATTCGTCCAGCATGGTGCGCGAGGGTCGTCGCGGGAAGATCGGAGGTCGCGCCTCGCTGATCGTTCGTGGTCGGTTGGATGCCGGCAGCGCACCATGCGCCTCGGAGGTAGGACGATGAATATGATCCGCGCATTCAGGCGATCCATCGAGAGGGCGAAGAGCCTTCCGATATCGCGGACCCGCATGAGCGGCGACGGCGCCAACCGTCGCAAGTTCCGCATGCGCAGGCCGGCGCATCGCCGGATGAAGATCCACGAGAAGTCGCTCGCGAACAAGACTCGGCCTGCGGAATGAGACTGCTTATAACAGCGGACTGGCAGACGCGGCCGTCCAATCTCGGCGAGTGCAGGTTCGCAGCCAAGCGCATCTTTGAGTTGGTTCGCGAGGAGGATCTGAGCACGGTCGTCGTCGCTGGCGACGTGAAAGACCAATACAATCCTCTCGATCTGCGTGTCTTAGATTTCTGGAGGTGGTTTATCGGTGCGCTGGAGAACCGCCACTGCCGGACGATCCTGGTGATGGGCAACCACGACAGGGCTGCCCTGTCGCATGATCAATTCAACTGGATGCCTGCGCTGCAGGACGCAGGCGCTGTCACGTTCGAGCAAGAGGGCGTGTTCCGCCTCGGCGACTCTAAGATCTTCGGACTGCCGTTCTCCGCCAGCGCATCGCAGTTCGCGACTCGCGTGGATAAGTTGGGATCGATGCAGCCCGATCCGGAGCGTGATATTCTCGTATTCCACGAGACGCTCCTCGGCGCCAGTTGGAACCGCCAGACCGACGTGACGGAGGACGATACGCCCGTTACGGCGGCAGCTATGCATCCGGAGCGCTATCGATACGCGGTCGGCGGCGATATCCACATGCACCAGCAGCTGGCGGAGAACGCCTGGTATGTCGGATCGCCGTTTCCGCACACATGGGGCGAGTGCAATCAGGAGAAGGTCTACGCGATCATCCGCGACGACTCACCGATCCGATTCGTCCCCACAGGAGCGCCCGGCTGGTATGACCCGGACGTGCGGGGATTCAGCGCTCCCAAGTCGTGGGAGAATGCGCGCGTCCGACTGCGAGTGCCGATCGCGGAAGGCGATGACTACGGAGCGAAGGTACTCCGCGCCAAGGCAGACGCAGAGAAGCGCTATCAGGGCGCGCACGTGACAGTGCAGGCGTCTGTCGAGGATGGCGGCGGGGACCGTGAAAGTGCGCGAACGGGCCAGACGGAGGCGCAGAATATTCGCGATTACGTCGAGAACGCCATCGACGCGGAAGATGTCGATGCGGCAACGGCGTATATCCAGAGCAGGCTGGAGTCCGCGAGCACTCGCGTTCGTAGATCCGGAGGCGTCAAGTTCCGCAAGGTCGTGGCCGGCAATTTTCTGTGCTACAAGGAATTGGAGTTGAATCTCGACAAGCCCGGGATCACCGTTATCACGGGCGAGTATCTTGGCCAGCCCGACAAGAGCAACGGATCCGGCAAGACGTCCCTGTTGAGCGCGCTGCCTGTGGCGCTGTATGGCCGGACATTCAAGGGGCAGGATCACGATTCATGGGCTCGCCGCGGATCGCGGAAGGCATTCGCGTACGCGGAGTTCGAACTTCCCGGAGGCCAGATTGTTCGCGCGGAGCGGACCCGCAAGCCGGCATCGGTCCGACTGTTCGTGGATGACGCAGAGATCTCCGCAGGCGGACGCCAGGCGGACGTCAGCAAGGATATCGAGGCGATGTGCGGATTCTCGTGGGATACGTTCGCGAGCACCGTCTTCCTCTCGCAGGAGGAGATCGGCGCGTTTCTGCGCGGCACTCCCAAGGATCGCCATGAGGTGATCGCGGGCCTGCAGAACCTCGAGCGGTTCGAGACAGCGTGGGATGCCGCCGGAAAGGACGTCAAGCGCGAGGACAGCGCCCGCCGCGATATGGCGGACGATATACGCGAGGCGAAGGATCGGCTGCAGGCGTTCCAGGACATCTCAAATGTGGCGGAGGAGCAAGGGCGCGCGAAGGCCGAGAAGGTTAAGGCCGAGAAGCGATTCCGCAAGGCGGCCGACGCGGTACCGCCCAAGCCGCAACCGGGCGCTCGCGATACTGCGAGGACCGACGCAGCGGCACTTGCGGAGAGTATGGACACCGTCCGGGATCGGGAATCCGTCATTATCGGCAAGATCCGAGAATTGGAGGCATTGCCGGAGGAGTGCCCCACGTGCGGCAAGCCGATGGATCGGGACGACAAGGCGATCAAGAAATCGCTGGCCAAACTGGACGAGCAGTTGGATACGGTCCAGAAGGAGCACAAGAAACTGCAGGGCAAATACGATGAGGCGCATGCGGAATACGAACGCCTGGCGCGTGAGTACCTAGCCGCGATTGACAAGCGGAAAGATGCGAAGTCGGATCTCGGGAGCGCGGAGAAGCAACTCCGCCTGACCAAGGAAGAACTGGCCAGGTGGGATGCCAAGGCCGCCGAGGAGCGCGGCGAGATCGAGCGCTGGAAGGAGACTCTCGGAGTTCGCGAGCGATCGCTGGATGCGATGTGCGAGAGCGCCAAGTTCTACAGGGCCTGCCATAAGATCCTGCACCGCGACGGCCTGCCTGCGTATCTTAGCGAGATGCTGTGCCCTCGCCTGAATGCCGCGGCCGACCATATAGCGCAGCTGTTCACGGATGGCGAGATCCGCGTCCGGTTCTCCGTCGAGAACGGCAAGGTGCGCATGGATATCATCAATCCGCATGGCGGCGAAACGGTGCGCGATCAGTCCAATGGCGAGAGCCGCGTGGCAGCGCTGATCGCCAGTTTCGCACTGCGCGAGGCCGCTGGCCGCTCGAACATATTGATCCTGGACGAGCCGACAGGCGGCATGGACGTGGTTAGTTGCAGGGCGTTCGCTCGCGGGCTCGCGAAACTGGCCAGAAGCGTATCGATCTACGTGATCACGCACGACACCAGTCTGGCATCGGAGATATCCGCAGCTCGCCATATCCACGTGGTGAAGCGGGACGGAATCGCCGAGATTACTGCGTAATTCCCAAATAAATGCACCTTTCTTGGCGAATCCCCCTTGACACCTATGGTGGGATAGCATATACTAATACTAGAGGAAACGAGAGATGGCGGGCATCACCTTCACGAAGACGACCAAGTGCGTATCAGGTGATTACGTTGTGCGGACGGTGTACGCCCGCACCAACGGGATGATCGACCTGGATCGCTGCATCTTCAGCGCCAACAACGGACCGTGGAAGCTGGGCGATGAACTCCAAGACGAGATCCACCTGCATGGCAGGGAATACGCAACGCTTCGTGAGGCGAAGGACGCCGTGAGATTCCATCTCCGCACCAAGGTGTAAGATGACCGCCGCAGAATGGTTCGACAGGCATGGCTGGTACGCCGAGCAGGCTCGTACGCTTCTGGAAGCGGACGAAGATCTGGCGACCGTCGTCGACCAGTTTGACGCCACCGCGGACCCGGAGAAGAAGCACGATCTGTTCGATCAGGTCTGGCGACGCGGCAATGTTCTCGACCTGCCGGGATGGAATGCTGTGATCCGGTACTTGGATACGCAGACGACCGATGCCCGCAGGCGCGCGATGGAGTAACCAATCATGGCAACCACCACATACAAAGAAATCACCGATCGCAAGATCAATGTGTACGTCGACGGCAATCGCGTCGGATGGATCTGGCGAGTGGCCGTAGCGCATCCGCGCGGCGGCGAGATCGCCAATTACGCTTACTATGGGTTTCGGCAACCGGAATGCATAGGCATCGAGACGGATCTGGCAGTGCTCAAGGAGCGCATCGAGAAGACGTTTCGCGAGGGAGTAAGGAGCAACCAATCATGATGACAACCACAACACACAGAACTCTCCCGATGCCGTCCAAATACGACGCGGCCAAGAAGGCCGCTCGCAAGGACAGTCGCATCGTCGAGATCGTGGTCTATCCGGAGGGATGGGTCGCGAAAACCGGCGGCCGGAGTATAGGCCGCAAGTACCACTTCGAGCGAAACGCTAGTTTGTGGTGGGTGCAGACAGCCGTGTCCGACTACAGTCGCACGTTGTTTCGGGATGGCGGCGGCCCCTTGTGGACCGCGCGGGACAGGTACGGAAACGTGCTGGCGAGCGGGTAGAATCGAGAGGCGAACCATGAACACCGTAGATATCATCCGCAAGGGCGGAAAGTACGTCGACGATGCGATGGAGATGCTGGCGGATGGCGAGTCCACCAGCGGCATCTGCATCGAGTGCGGCGAGACGCGGGACTGCGTCGAGCCGGACGCTGAAGGCTACGCCTGCGACGTCTGCGGCGAGAGCGCCGTGTTCGGCCTTGAGCAGATTATCATCCTGTGCGGATGAGGAGTGCGTGATGCCTGTCAGGAAGCGAGTGCGCAAGACCAAGGCGTGGCGGATGGGATATCGCCACTGGCGATGGGGCGCTTGGCGCGGATCTCTGGTCAGGCGCCTGTGCTCGCCGGAGCACTCAGCGGAGTACGAGGCGGGCTACGACAAGGCTCGGATTCAGGCGGCCTGCCGATATCCAGGAACATCGAACGGAAGATTCTAGGGAGGACGAGATGCGACCAGTGATCACGCCCGGAGTCCGCATCGCCGCCAAGATCCGGCGAGCGACGACGAGGAGAGTGACGTTCAGGCGTCATCTGCCATTGGCCAAGTGGGAGCGTATCACGCGACTCCGGCTCGCGGTTCGATCTGCGGATCGAGAGTGGAAGATCCGCATGGCGTTTGCGCACGAGGCATCCAACTGGCGGCACTTCTGGTTCAACGGCGGGAGTCACTGATGAAACTCGGAGACGGGCAGTTCATCTGCGGCCCGCTTGGTTATGGCGCACAATACGCCGTACCGGATGATGGACATCCGGCGGTCAAGCGCGTCAAGAGACACGCAGCGACGGCCGCGCGAGCGACCAAGAACGCCAAGCGCAGGGACGCCGCGATGGATCGGTTGCGGAAGGAATTCAAGGCCTTGAGCATGGAGGCACTGAATGTCTGGGCGATCGTACTGATGATCGACTACCGCTGGTGCGGAGCGACAGGCCAGGGAGCGTACTGGGCCGTCGCATCGCGTATCTGTAATGAGGCCGCGCTCGCGGAATTGCGGACGAGACCGATGTTCGAAGCCTATGAACCTCGGTAGCATAGGGATGCGTGACCGATAAGAGAATGGCGCCCCCCTTCATTTGGTTTGGGGGCAAGCGGCGATGGGCTCCGGAGGTGTGGCAGCGATTCGGAAGGCCGGATCGTTATCTGGAGCCGTTCGCAGGATCTTTGGCGATATTGCTGGCGAGGCCCAAGCCTATTAAGGGATTGGAGATCGTCAGTGATTTGGACGGTTTTATCTGCAACTTCTGGCGATCTATACGTGCAGATCCCGATAAGGTTGCGTACCACGCAGATTACCCGACCATCCACCAAGATCTGGAGGCTCGACATCGTTGTGTGTTGAAGTGGCGCAAGAAGAAGGCTCTGAAACTGTCTAAAGATCCGGATTTCCACGATTGCAAGATTGCGGGCTACTGGGCGTGGGGTGTGTCGTTATCGATCACTGGAGGTTGGCAACAAAGTAAAGTTTACAAAGGCATTCCTGCTGTAATGCCGGATGGCGGCGGTAGAGGAGTATCACGTTTGCGAGGAATGCCTCCAGGAGCGACAAAGCGAGATCTAGATTTGGTGGATGGATCTCGATTGCGGAGTTGGTTTGGTGCGCTATCTACCAGATTATCCAAAGTGGAAGTTCTGAATCGCGACTGGCGATCTTTCAGATCGCCTACGTTGTTGGGAGACATCAAGAGTTCTGGAGAAATCCTCACAGCAGTATTCCTCGATCCGCCGTACAAAGGTTACAACGAGGGCATGTACGGAGCGACGGATGGTGTAGATGCCGCCACCGATTCCTACGAGTGGGCGGTCGAGCACGGCGAGCGATACCGGATCGCCTACTGCTGCCACGAGGGAGACTTCGAGGTGCCAGCGGGGTGGGAATCGTCTACGATGACATTCTCCGGGATTCGTGACCCAGAACGCCGCGCGGAGACGAACGACTGCGTCATGTTCTCGCCAGCCTGCGCGCCGAAGCAGGGATTCGGCCTGAGTGGGAGACTCTGATGGATCGAATCACTGCATTGGGCTATTACGGAGGCAAGGCGTACGACGGGACCGGCGTCGGACCGTGGATCGCCGGCCAACTGCCGCGGGACACGAAATGCACCTACGTCGAGCCGTTCGCTGGCATGCTCGGAATCTTGCTACAGCGGCGGAAGGCCGCTCGCGAGATCGTGAACGATCAGAATAGCGAGATCGTCAACTGGTGGCGCATCATCCGTGATCGAGGCGCCGAGTTGCGAGCGAAACTGCTGGATACGCCGTGGTCGAGAGAAGAGTACGCGCGCTGCCTGGAATGCGAGTCCGACGACGAGTTGGAGCGCGCCCGCGCGCTGACGGTGATCATGGGCCAGAGCATTCGATCGGGACTGGGATCGGAGAAGAGCAGTTGGCGCAGGCGATTCCAGCCGCAGTATCGCGACATGGCGATTATCACGGACAAGGTCGACGCCCTGTCCAGGCGCATGCGCTACGTGAATCTCGAATGCGGCGATGCCTGCGAACTGCTCGAGCGGACCGAGAAGGAGTGCCAGTGCGTGATATACGTCGATCCGCCGTACCTGCATGCGGACACCAGCCAGTACGGAGAATTCACGCTCGACCGAGATCGATTGGAAGCGACGCTGCGGAAGCAGAAAGGGCGCGTGGCGGTGTCCGGATACGAGGATGAGTGGGATTGCCTGGGATGGCGCAGGTCGGCCAAGCATGTGAAGGCGACCGCCGGAGTGGTGGTAGGCGATGAGAAGCGCGTCTACAGCGACCGCGAAGAGGTGCTGTGGATGAACTACGAGCCGCAGATGCGCGGACTGCTGGATCTGTAATGGCATGGGCGTACTACAACGACTCCGATCCGAACGCTTGCGACTGGGTGCGGAGATTGATCCGCAAGGGCCTGATCGCGGATGGAGAGGTCGACCAGCGGGATATGCGCGAGGTCCAACCGGAGGATCTGCAGGGCTTCGATCTGGCGCATCTGTGCAGCGGAATCGCCGGATGGGATCTGGCGATGCAATGGAGCGGAGAAGAATTTGATGAGCCTGCTTGGACTGTATCGTGCCCCTGCCCTCCTTTCAGCGCTGCCGGCAAGCGACTCACGTGTCCGGAGTGCAAAGGCCCGCATCTTGTGTGGTGTCCTCGACGAACTGGCTACGCGATATGCGCGGGATGCGAGCACTCGTGGCTTGCCGACTCCCGGCATATATGGCCGGAAGTATGGCGACTCGTCGCTGGCAGTCGACCTGGATACGTATTCGGGGAACAGGTTGCGAGCGCGGCTGGGCTTGATTGGATCGCAGCTGTACAGGCATCGCTTGACATTCTCCGTTACGATTCTTGGGCGGAGGATCGCGCAGCTTCGAGCGTCGCCGCGCCGCACAAGCGGCAGCGCTATTGGTGGATCGCGTTTCTCGAAGACGGGCTGGCCGACGCCGGTCGTACAGACTCGCGACAGGACGGTGGAAGGAGCGAAGAAGCACCTGCGCCTGGGAGCGGCGAGAATTTGCATCGGAGATATCGTCAAGGCCGCCTGGCCGACGCCGATGGCCGGGACGCCGAAGCAGAAGGGATACAACGCGGCGGGCAGCAACGACTCGCATCGCAGGACGCTGGAATTGTTGCGAGGTTCGAAGGGTGGGATCAAGTTGAGTGGCTCGAGTGCGGAGATGGAATTACCAGGCCTGTTAAACCCGGAGTTCCACCGCTGGCTCATGGGATACCCAAGAGGCTGGTTCAGTTGGGAGGCTACGGAAACGCCATCGTCCCGCAGGTAGCCTCGGAATTCATCAAAGACTCGATGGAGATCATCCGCAAGGTGCGGGATCGGTAGAATACGACAGAGGCGGACGTGACAAAGAAGCGAGCAATCGAGCAACTCAAAGACATGGCGGACCAGCTGGAGAAGCTGGAGAAGAAGCGCGTGAAGCTGAAGAGCGAAGTGAAGGATCTCGTGAAAGCGATGGAAGCGCACATGCAGGAGCACTTCCCGGGATTCGCGGCAAGCCGCGGACAGTTCGCCAGTCCAGGCGATGGATGGGATGATCTGGTGGCACTTTACGAGGAACTCACCACGGACCCAAAGACAGAGAAGGTGCGATCCACCAAAGGAGCGAAAGGTGCGAAGGCATAAGTGGCGGGATGCGCTCAAACTGATGTACATGGATGGAGGCGGACGCACCTCGACGGAACTCGCGAGAGAGTGCGGNGTGAGCCTNGCATTGATGAGCCACGCTCGTACGGTGGTGGAATACGCACCTGCGGAGATCATGGAGGGCCTGGAGGACGGAACATGCACGTTCCGACAGGCGTATATCACCGCCAGGGAGCGGAGAGACCGCAATGGAGGGCGCCCGTACGCATCCAGAGGCAAGGATCTGCGCCCGATGCATATCAGTACGTGCATCTCGCTAGAGGCGTATGACGAGTTGCGAGCGGAGGCCAAGGAGAAGAACGTCAGCGTGAGCAAGGCGATCGCGGACATAATCGACGAGTGGTTCGGCACCTCGCCGGATCTCAAGGAGGCGGTGTGAAAGAGCCGGAATGGTTGAAATCGCATCTGGATGATTTGGATGAGTTACCGGCGCCCCTATTGCGCAGGTGCCCTACCAAAGCACTCGCGAGAGGTGACGTCGATAAACTGCTCGGTCCGGTCAAGGTGCGGGACGAGAAGAAGCACGGTGCAGGTGCAAAGCACGAAGGCTGGCGAGTGTACGGATTCTCGCACGGCCAGATCAA